CGAAATTGTCCTCGTAAGTCGAGTGGATCGCTTCGTAGTCGCCGGCGTCGTAATTCAGCGCCATGTCGCCGACGGGTTTGCGCGTGATCCACAGCGCCTTCACCCAGCCCGAGCCGCGTCCGTTCGGGTTTGTGCCTGCGGCCATGCGCGGCCTGACCGGAAACGTTTTGCCGCCGTGCATGTAGACTTTGATCGGGCAGCGGTTACTGCCTTTCAGAAATTCCCACTGGCCGTAAGTGAACTGCGTCAATTCCTCCCAGCCGATAAAAAGAAATTCCGCGCCCTGATACTGCAGCAGGTCCGCGTCATTCGAAATGTGCCCGAAAAAAAGTTTGCTGCCGTTCGCGAACATCACGATATGCCGCGAGGCGTTGTATCGCCAGTAAAGTTTTCTCGGCACGTTCTTCGTGAACAGATCCTCGATGCCGCCCTTTTCCATGCTCGTCAGCGTGCGCCGCAACAGCAAACAGTTCGAGCCTGGAACGCGCAAGCATTCCATGATCGCTTCCCACATCAAAGCCGTCGACTTGCCGCCGCCGCGCCCGCCCTCGAGCAGCGGGTACTTCGCCTCGCTTTCATGGAAGCGGCGCTGCACGGGCTGCGGTTTGTACCAGTCGCTGATCTTCACTGGATCGGAGTGTTACCCGTCGGGAAATCCGAAAAGTCGAACGCCTCGCCCATGTTCGATTCCGCCTGATCGTCGGGATTGATCGGGCGCTTCGGCGGGCGTCCGTACATGTAATAAAGCGCGAGTTTGAACGCGGTCCACTTTATATCGGTGTTCGAATTATCGAGGAAAAACTTCCAGCGGCGTTTCATTTCCTTTTCGGGCACGAGCGCGAACAGCACCTTGCGGATCGAGGCAACCTTGCGCGCATCTTCCGATTCGCCGTGCAGGCCCTTCGGATTATGATTGCAGCCTTTTTTGAACTGCGTGCTTTTGCCGACTTTCGGGTCGACGCCTTTTCCGAACATGTTTTCCTCAAAAACCGAATTTCAGATCGTAGCCTGGACCGAGATCGCCGCCGCCGCCTGCAACGTTCGGCGTGATCGGAATTGTGCCGCCCGAGAACGCGCTGACTGAACCCGGGCCGCCTTGAATCCAGAGGCCCGCACCCTGATTCGCCGCAGCGATCGAAGTATCAAGCCACGACATGATTACGACGCCATTGTGCAAACAGACGAGCAAAGGCCCGAGCGCCATGAGGCCCATCGTATCGCCCGCGACAGGAAACGCTATGCCGCCTTGGCTAGTGAGTCCCGTCACCGTTCCGGCGACGACTTTGAACAAATTGAAAACGCCCGCATTGTTCCACTGAAAATAATAGAACGTGACGGAACTTGTCGAGGCGCGCACAACGACTCCCATCGCTGAACCGACGTTCTGCACGGTGATCTGCGCATACTGATCGGCGCTTGCGGGCGCTCCGCCGCCCGTAAAGATTTCAACGTTGAACGAAACAACTGAAGCACCGCACACGCAAAGATTGCTGACGACCTGCAAATTTCCTGTGCCCGTTCCACTCGGCACGGTCCAGTTGGCGGGATTAAGCGGACTTTCGTTTGCTCGCGTGAAATTGTCGACGCCGAGCGGCAGACTTCCGACCAGAGAAAAATCCCCGGCCTGCCAGTTGTTCCACGTTGTGCCTGCGTTTCCCGGCGGATCGCTGCCGACGACTCCCGAATTGCCCCATGCACCCCAGTTGTATTCCTGCGGGCCGCCAAAACACCAGTCATAAACTCCGGGCGTTCCCGAAACAATGTTCGCGTCGGTTGTAGGCCCTTGCGTTGTGCAGACGCCCGCACTTAATTCGAGCACCTTAATCTGCGTGCCGACAGCCACCATGCAAACGATGTCACCGATAAGATTCGGCGTGTTATTGATTCCCGTTCCTTCGATTGCACTGCCGACACCGTTTATCAGACTCCACATTTCACGCGTGTAACTTCCTAGAGCGTTAAACGTGTTCGGCCCTTGAATCTGGTAATAGCAGGTTCGATTCGACGCACGAACGGCCACGCCACTCGTCGAATCACTCGGGCAGTTTCCGATGCCGCTTGATCCGCTTTCGGCAACTCCCGTCGTACTCGAAACGGTGAATGTTCCCGCGCCGTAGGCGGTAATGATCTGCGGCTTGACGGTGATATTATTTCCGGCGTTCGCCATGCCGCTGACCTGCGCAAACAAACCGCCGCCTGCGATCACCGCGGCCACGCTGCCTTGCGTGACCGTATAGGTGTACGTCCATAAGTTCACGCCTGCATTGGCGACTGCCGTGATCGAAAGCGTCGCAATGTTTGGAGCAATCGTTTTCACGACGGCGAGCGAATATTGATCGTTTCCGAAGGTTTGCCCGCCGTTCCACATCATCAGCCGTTCAGCGGAATGATTGTTTGTCGGGCCATAGCCTTGCGAAATGATGGCCATGTCGCCGAGGCCGACGGCGCCCTCGGAATTGCCGGACCATTTATTCACCCAGTTTGGTCCCAGGGAACCATCGGCTCGAGCGAAACTGTCACGAACAAGTGTCATAATTTTAATTTGAAATCGAAGCCGGGGCCGATGTCACCGCCGCCGCCGCCGCTTGAAACATAACCGCCAGCCCATGAAGACAATTCCGCAGCAGTTTGTCCGTTGCCGTTCGGAAAAAGAAATATTCCAGGCGCGCCGGAAACGAGCGACGAATCCACGATCGAACCGAGAAACGCGCCGTTCTGATAGACGCTGATCAGTGTTCCGACCGCCGCGATCCTGAAAACGTCGCCGATCTGCGGCGTAATGCCCGGAAGAACGAGAATCGACAAGTTTGTCGGCGCCTGCTGAACGATCACGGAACCTGACACGCCTGTCGGCGGCACAAGGCAGATATAGCCGTGCTCACCGCCGGCGCTTCCGCGTACCACAGGCCCGGCGAATGCTCCAGTCGTTACGCTTGCGATAACTCCATCCGCGTACTGATCATTCGGAAACGACTGCGCGGACCAGAAAAGATTGTTTCTGTTTCCCGCTCCTGACGAAGGGACCGCTGCGGCAGCGGTGTTTGACAGAATCACCGCCCCTCCCACGCTTGCCGTCCAATTGCCCCCGATCGCGCCGTTCGCCCGCGTGAAATTGTCGGAAGCAGTTTGAACAAACATCAGTTCCCGGCATTCGTCGACTGATAAATCTTCGCCCAAAGCGTGCCGGGGCCGCCCGTAAACGCAGTTGTATTCACGCGAACGAAACGCACATCGGTCGGCACCTGCGCAAGCACCGAGCCTGTGAGCGTGGTTTGACTCGTTCCGATGATCGCGTACTGCGCGTCAACGTCGTCGACTGAGCCTTCGAGTTGCAGTGCGACCGTCGCTGCGGTGCACGCCCAAACAACTGTAAGGCCGTAACCGCCGTCGGGCGCGAGCGCGAACTGCTGCCCCTTCGCGACGGCAGTTGTTTCGCCAACGTCCTGCGCGAGCACAAACACCTGACCGCCGTCGGGCGTCGTCGAAAGATTCGCGAGCGTAAGCGAATACGTGATCGTGCCGACGCCTGTCGCTGGCGCGATCGTGACGCCAGTCAGCGCAGTGTTCGTGACGTTCACCGTCGAGCCGCCGACAACCGTGCCCGTCACCGTGACGAAGTTTGCGGTTGTCGGAATGTTTCCTTCGAGCAGTTTCACGCCGAGCGTCACCACGTTTGAAGCGACCGCGACCGAGGTAACGACCATGCGCGCAGGCTGCAAGCCGACGGGAAACGAGCCGAAGGAATACGCAGGCAATCCCCCGGTGATTCCACGGCGCGGCTGCAATTGCGGCGGCTGCGTCATGAAGGGCGGCATTAGAGGCTCGCTTCGGTCGTGTAGTACGTCGTGATGTGCATCGTGCCGTTCCCGGCAGCAAAGTTATTCGTCGCTTTGCTGATCTGGAACGCTGCGTTGTCTTCAGTCGGCGGATTCGCTGCGGTGCCCGTGACGCCTGTGCCTGCAGCTGCCGCCGCGAAGTCGACGACTTGCTGCCTGCGGTTCGGTGCGGTCGTCACGAGGAAGATTGCATTCGACGCGAGCGCCATCGAAAGGCCGCCGACCGCGAACGAAACCGCGCCGCCCACGTCGGTGTAAGCCGCGCTGCCCGCGATCAGACGCATGATGATCTTGTCGATATTCAGAAACCAGCCTGTCACGCCGGGCGCGGGAATCAGCGTGATCGCGCCAGTCTGAATTGCAAGAATCTGCGCGCTTGAAAGCGTGATGTCGCTGACCTGAAATCCGGCGCACGGTTGCGGGCCTGTGGCGAATGACGGGCCGCCCTGCCCGCCGACGAGCGTGTTCCAGGTGGACGGATTCGCTGCCACTACAAACGGAGGTGCCATTTATTTTTCTCCTATGCACGCACGAGTTGCATCACGATGAAACCGTCCGAGGTTTTCGGTTCCCATCGCCATGTTCTGCGCGCGTAAAGTTTTGCGGAAGTAAAGTGACGTCTTCGCCCGGTCCCTCGAGCGCGGACCTGAAGAAAAACGCCATGCATCTGCAGTGCGTGTTGGACTCGAATTTTCCCGATAAATTCGCCGTAGCAATTGTAGAGCGGCAATGCCTGCTCGAGCGGCATGCCTTGCGGAGCCATCGCTTCTTCTGGCCGCAATGTTCGCGAAGAAGTTCCGCCAACCATGACGTTATAGCCTTTCGCTGGATCGGTTGCGTCGTAGTAGGCGATGAAACGCTTCTCGAGGAGATTCAATTCCTCACGCGTTTTCGCTTCGGCGAGTATCTCGCAGGAAAAATCAGAAGGCCCGAGGCGGCGGATCGCTTGATGGAACGGCGTTGTGCTTCCGATAAAGGCCGCGAGAACGTGTTCGTCCCAGCGGTCCTCGAAGCGCATCGTCTGTCCAATGTAGACGAGGTTCTCCGTGCCGCTTCTGTGGAGGTAAATTACTCCTGCCACGAGATACAACCATTTCTGCGCGAATGGTCTTGCAGCGCCTTGTAGGCGCGAGCGCCTGATCTACCTGATGGCTCAGAAGAGTAAGCCGGACGCTGGCCGCTCGTCAACACGCTTCGTCACAGTGCGAAGCAGTTCGAGCAGGTCGGCGCGGCTCGGCCTGAAGTTCGGCTCATAATTCAGTTTTTTTGTGACGCGCTGCGGAGCTCGCAATGCGTCGGCTCGTGTGCACCATCCGATGAAACGCACGTCGGTGAAACTGAAAAAGCGATACATCACAAAATAATCTGCGACCGCTTTGCCGACTTCAATGAACAGGTGATGCGGCTTTTTCTGCACGCATTTCACGTCGACCGTTCCGCCTGGACAATTGAAATCAATGCCGCTATCGCCGCGATGATCGAGCGTGCGATTCATTGTGTAGCCGCTTTCGAGTTCGAACTGCAGTTCGCCCGCAACGCCGATCGGGTTCGTCCATTCGCCTTCGCCGTCGGTGCAATCGTTGTCGTGCATAACGTGCACCGCCTGCCGCCAGCGTCCGATGCGTACCGCTTCGATCAGCCGTTTCGCTACGCTCAAAAGGTATTTCCCCCGCCGCCGCCAAGTGAACCCGCACTGCCCACGCCGCCCATCGAGGCATTGCCGACGCACGTGCCCGTCGCGCAGCCGCTCGGATCACTCCAATGGTCGGCAACGTAATTCAGCCCGCGATCGATCAGCCAAGCGACAATGCCGTCGCACATCGGGCCGCACACGTAGCCGCTCATTTTCGCGTCACCGCCGCCGCCGCCGAACGGGCCTGCAGGATACGGGTGCGTGTAGAACGAAACGAACCCGAGCGTCAGCGGAGTCATCGAAAGTGCAAAGATCACGAGCAAAGCGAGAGGCTGATTTTTCTGTTTGATCATTTGGCTTCCTCCTGATTGCGGAAGTTTTACTGCGAGCAAACTGTTATCACTGAGTTCGATTGCGCGTCAAGCGATTCATTCCGGTTTCACCTCGAGCAGTTCGCAATTCTCGGCAAAGTCCCACAGCAGGGAAAAAATGAACAAGCCGAACTCGCGCACAGGCGCTTTGTCCATGAAGTGTTCGGTGTAGACCACTTTGGCCAGCGCGTTCGCACGGTCCTGTTCTTCCGGCGTGGAATCATGCGCGATGGCCGCGAGCACCATAGTCGCTTCTTCGATCGAAAGCGTCGGGCGTTTCATCGGCGTTTCCCTTTCAGATTTCATGAAGGTGAAAGCAATTCTTGTGGAGATTCACATACTCTTCCATCGGTGGAAGCAGCAGCGCGAAAGTTTTATTGTTCGGCAGCAGATCGTACCGAGCGGATTTGATCTCGTTCCATTCGGGATAACGCAGCGGATGCGAGATCGACAGGTGCAGCAGGCCCTCTTCGGTCGCGACGAAAACGGTCAGCATGCCGCTGCGGAACACGCGCAAATCCTTCCCGATGCGCACGCCGTCGCGTAAACGGCTCGGCACACTCTCTGCGCTAACTTCGATCCATTTGGCCATCAGCGTTTGCCCTGTTTCCTGAGTTTCACACTTTGCTCTCCAGGATTCTTTTGTAGATCGCTTCCGCACAGTCGAGCACGACGTCGCGATCACCTGCGTCGTCGAGCGACCATGCAACCTGTCGCATCCAGCGCCGCACCTGCCGAGCGATCTGTTTGCGTTCGCTCGTGACGTTTCGGTCGTTGCCGGCCTGCTTTGCGTTGCGCAAGAGTCGGGCGAATTGTTTGCGAGTTACTTCGATAGGTCGCACGGTTTCACCTCGAGAATTACAAACGCATCGAGCAACGTTTCCATGATGAACAGATCGATCACGCGCACAAGCGCGCCTTCGACTGCTGCGATCTGTTCGTCATCCCCGCACAGCAGTCCGGCATCCCGCATCACGTCGAGCGTACTGCGTAGTTCGGTCCGTTGCGTGGGACTCAGCATTTCTTTTCCTCGATCGCCGCAAGCCAGAGAATCTGCTGTGGACTGAGATACATATTGCGCACCGCTTCGGGAATGGTGCGCACGATTTCGTAAAGCATCGGCGCATGTGTTTTCTCGATGTCGGCGAAGCAGCGTGAATGCCCTTCGCGAATGACGCCGCCGATCGTTTCGACGCGCCACACATCGCCTTCGTGCGGCATTTCATTGCAACGGAAACACGGATGCGAAAAGTCTGTGCCGAGAATATCCAGCCAAATTTTCGCGCAGTCGAATTTCACGGCGCTTTCGATAAAATGATCGTTCATCGTTCACCTCGCAGTCGGACAGGTTTCGACACACACACAATGACCGAGCGGACACACGCGATCGCAGTAACGCCGATTGCGTGCGCGCCAAAGCGCCACGGAAAGACACACGAGAATAATTCCTGCGGCGGTGCCGCGTTCAAACCAGCGCGAGCTCATCGAAATACCTCAATGATCGCGTTCTCGAGCCGCAGAATCTGGCGCTGCGTTTCATCGCAGATTTCAACGAGTGCCCGCGTATCGTCAGGTGCGGACGCGATCAGTGTGCGCACCTCGGCGACTTGTTCTTCGGCGTCGATAAGCATGCGGCGCAGCGCGAATTGATTTAGTGTGCTCACTGTTTCATTCCCGTCGGCATGGGCAGGTCCAGGAGATCCACTTCGGCGATCTGGTGTTCCTGCGCAATAGCATTCTTCACGCACTGAAGCACGATCAATGCCTCGAGCGGCCCGCGTGTGCGGTCGATAACGAAGTCGAGCAGGTCCTTGCACACGAGTGCAATATGTTTTTTGAACGCTTCATCGTCACTTTCGATCACGATTTTTTTGTCCGTCATGGCGAGCTCCCTTTCCCGGTTGCCTCGAGAAGGCGGCGCTGGGCGTTTTTCTTTCCTCTCGGCTGCGGTGCTTTGTCGCAGTATTTGAC